CCCGCCGATTTCAAACTACGACCTTGCAGGTAAGCAAGTCGGTCTTGGTCTACGCCAATACTTTGTCCTACAGTCGCATGGACGTTCCGAAGGAGTGCTGAACCTTTTTTTCCTGTAAACCCGTCTGGGTTTAGAGTGTTGAAGTAGCGACCCGTAGCAGCATCAAATGCAATGTCCGGAACCTTAATTTTTTTTAGAAGGTCTGACATGTCTTTTGAAGTAACGACTTTACCGTTCGATTTTATAAAAAAATTATTCTTGTTACCCTTGGTTAAATTACCTTGTAAAATGCTATCTGCAATCGGGTTTAAAGGAATATTTACAGGGCGTCCTTTTGCACCCTTAGTTTCGGATTCAATGTAAATAGCACCACTGTCAGGCTTGTATGCAGATATTTTAAGTCCTGCAGCAGCATTAGGACGAAGACCCGTATTGAGGTTAAATATAATTGCTTGGGCTATGGGGCGAGTCTTGGGGTCGTCGAGATAGTTTGAAATGCCAGCAAATAGCTGACTCATCTTTTTTTTGTCCGGATTGATAGAAACTTCTGAAATAGCCTTGGCAGGTTCGCTACGTCCAAAGATACGGTTGTTCAAATCTGTGTTAGGAGACTTGTCTGGAAAAAGTTTATACTCAGGAGTATCTGGACCGACTAATTCTTTGAGAGTGAGTCCAACTTGACGAAGGTTTTGCATCGCCGTTTTAACTGTAGACGTATCTTCCGTTCCTTTGAATGTTTTGGAAAGAAGTGTAACACCGTCTTTGTCTTTTTCAAATAGACGCAAAGCCGAACCCGGTTCGTCCGCAATGTTTTTAAAATATTGCAGAGCCGGTCCCACAAAAGTTTTTTCACGCCCGGATTTCTTGGCGTAAGCTTCAGCAACTTCACGAAGAGTTGCGGTCTTTGGGTCTAAGTCTGCCATCTAGTATCCGAACGTCTGGTCCATAGGCTGAAAGGCTTGGTTCTTTATGCCTTGCAGTTGTTTGTGTATTGAGGTATACGAACTGGTTCGCGTCATAACCATATATCGCAACGCATCATAGGCATGGTCCTCTGCTCGTGTGTCTACATCTTCACTGTTTGTTTTGGAGAGGGGTATGCCTGATAGCTGTGCGATTATATGCTTACACTGCGAAAAAATCCGGAGACGTGGTTCGTTAGAGTAGGGGTCGTCAGCAAGCCGCCTGTGTATTTCCATTTTTCCTTGAAGACGGTTGCGGTCTGAGGGAGTCCACCTAACACCAGCCCGCATCATAGTTTCTGCAATGGACGGGCCGAATCCGGTTTTGTTCCAGCATGAGGAGTCTAAGACCGTGTAGTGTGGTAACGGGTCTAGTTCCTCACATTCTAATATTTTATCAGCTAATTGCTCTGCTGTCAAGTGCTTTACATAAAGCTCCCGATAAATCCAGATATTATTATCCCAGTCAATAGCCCCCCACAAAACGCACGACGGACTCGAATAGCCGTAGTCTGCCGCTCGTATACGGGGCCAGTTGGTTGGAAGTTCAAAATGTTCGACCACATGGCGCACTCTCGAAAACTCTGGGAAGGCGGCTCCCTCCGCTACATCCCAATCCCCTTCTAACAGTCGTCTACGCTCGACATCCGGGAGTGACCGAAGCATGGCCTCATACTGGCCGTCTGCCATCAGGAAGGGGTTATCAGTCAGCCGTGCGGGGACAAACTTGCGGTAGAACAGCGGCTGACCTGCTTTCTTGTGACCCTCCGGCCATACAAGAGTTTTTCCTGTTTCTAAATCTTTGGCACCAAAAGCGATATTAGGTTCATTTGCGTCGATGTACATCTTCTTGACCCACCAACCACCCACTCCTCCGGGGTTGGCTGTGCAGCGCATACACAAGTGTTGCTGGAGTTCAGGGTCAGTAGAACGAAGACGAGAACGCAGGTAATCCCAAACATAGCTGGACGGGTACTGTGTGATTTCATCTACGCCAATCCAGTTGAAGGCCTGTCCTTGGAAACGAGTGACATCCTTGTCCCTGTCCAAGTATGTGAACCAGAGTGTTGCCCCAGAGGGAAACACCCACGTTGATTTTGCTTCGCGCCATATTGCACCGGGGAAAGCTTTGGGGTATAGTTGCTTGGCCTTGTCGATAAGTTCGGTCAGTTCGTCGAGGGTGCGACGTAGAAGAAGACCACGATGGTTGGGATTATGGCAATAGCGCAGTGGGTCAGCAAGTAGTGCAAAACTTTTTCCTCCACCTGCAGCACCGCCATAGAGAACATCTTGTTCAGGAGCGGACAGGAAGTCCTCTTGAGGTCCGGGGTTAGGGCGGAAGATAACAGGGGAGCCGTCAACCAGTTCCTCCACCGCGCCGGGCAGGTCGGTCAGGTCACCTTGGTCAACAACCCGCGTCTTTTCCCCGCGCAGTGCATCCTCAATCTTCTTTGCGGATGTCTTGAGCTTCTTGACCTTCTTGCGCTTGGCTTGTACCTTGTTCTCCTGCTTTGCAGCCGACTTGGTTGCGTTGCGGAGTTTGGCCTGTACAGAACGTCGTGCCCGCTCACGGGCCGAAATCTTGTATTCGGCTTTTGGCTGGTTCGGGTCTTTCTTGGGGCGTCCCCGTCCACGGGGTTTGTCCAGTGTCGCCGGGTCGGGGGGGACAAGGACACGTTTGCGTGGGGCCATCGTTACTTTTCAGAACTTGCTGATGCTTTGCGTCCCCGGTGAGGGCGCATTAACGTGTCGGTGTACGGCCACCTAGACACATGTTCGTTAGGGGTCACTGTCATTGTAACAAAGTCTCCCCTGTCTAGTACCTTGGGATAGTTGTTTTTAGCAACGATTGAATCTTGTTTTGCTTGGGCGTACTCTTCTTTTAATTTGTCTAGCTCTTTTTGGTTATCAACCATAACCTCTCTTCCCATATTTGTTTGGGATAGCATTCCAGCTTGTGTTGTCTTGGCTCGTGGAACTCTTTTACTGAGATTGGATATCTGAGATTCCATCTCTTTCAAACCCCGGTCAATCGATTTATTGAACTGGGCAGGAGTCAATATTTGAAGATTATCAATTTTTTCAGCCATCTATCACGACCTCTTTCTTTGGGGGTAGCAGAACAACACCATGAACTGCCGCTACATTATGGTTTATGGTTTCTTGTTTACCCAATCCCACGCGATTGAGGATTGCTTCGGCTGCCTTCATGCGAAGTTCGTCCCCACGTTCAACTTGTGGGGTATTTACGATGTCAACCAGCCGGTTCGCGGCCTTGAGAGACTGCCCAGCCAGCATTGTGCGGGTGCGTTCCACGATTTCGTCGGCCAGACGCTCTCGTAGCCACTTTACGGAGCCTTCAGAGTAGCCAGCAACCTGTGCTGCAGCCCGTACATCTCCCCCATTGTCAAACAGGGTGTCCAAAAAGGTCTCCTGTTTGTCTGTCAGGGCGGGTTTGCGGGTATTTGTCTGGGGTAAGAGGTTCATTTTAGGTTTGTTCTCCCATATCGTGGTCACATCGAGTGCCTATCGGAGCCATGTGGGGAAGTATCAAACGAGTATCAGATATCATCTCTTCGATTCGGACGTGACACGCCTCTTCTGTGAGGTACGGACCCCTGTCGTCGGTTGCTTCTACGCAATCCCCAGTAACATACACAGAACAAAACAGCACCATAGCCGTAAACATTGCTTTTCTCCCTTTGTCAACACTTATTTTAGTGAAAATATAGGGGGTTGTCAATAAAAAATCTATAGTGGTGCATATTTTTGTTGACAAACACGAATCTCAACAGTACAATGGGCATAAGCCCGCCGGGGTAAACCCCATATACACCCGTCCCACACTATATAACCCCAAGGGGTTCGCGTCGGTGACCCGACGGGTTGCAAACATACCCGTATGGCTAACCCTCAAATACAAAAATTATGTCGGGATTGCATAGCAAATGCCGGGGTAGGGGGGTGGCCCTTGCGTGCGTGCGCCCAAGCCAAATATTTTTATGTTTTGTCCCCATCGCCGAAACGGTAACCCGCCGCCGGTCAGCAACAAGCCCCAAACAACCCAGCACAAACACACGCACACGCCCGCGCACACGCCCGCGTGGGTAATTTGCCATGTTTTGACGATATCGATTATTTGATAGGCCGGTGTCACGCTCAAAAAGCACAGCATACCCACACAAGCCCAGCCCGCATATATTCCAATCATTACAACACCCCGCCGGATATATTAAGCTCTTCCCATAAAAAGACCCCCGCTGAATAAACAACGGGGGTAAGGTAAGGGAGAAGCCAGCTATTAGCCCCGCTGGCAGGGTAACAGGTTAATCCTCTTTAATGGTGAACTTGTAGTTGGCAAGAGTGCGCGGATGCTCGCTGGCAACCCATGAGTCGACACCGACTGAATCTAGAACCTGCTCCAGTGCTGATAGCTGGCTGTTCAGGCTGGACACCACAGCGCGAATAGTGCGGGCTTCTTTTTCGGTGATTACAATCATGTCCTTGGCTTCAGAGGTGGTAAGCTCAGTTTTCAAAAGTGATGTTTTCATGGTTTCGTTTCCCTTCCTTTGGGTTGTTGAGGCGGGCAACCG